ACATGGCGGATCTGCTTGTCCAGCGAGATCAGATACTCGTTGATTGCCTGCACCTTGTCCTCTGTGCGCATTCCGGGCCGGTTCAGATCTGGCAGCCACGTTTTGCTAAATTCCATACACATCACTCCCCTGTTCCGTCTTTTTGATGATCTGGTACAGCTCAAACGCGCCGCGCCCGCGCAGCCTCAGGCGGATCGTCCGGCACCTTGCCGGTACATAGGGAATGGTCATGCTCCGCTTTGTGGCCGGGTTGCTGCGGAAAACCTCCTTCCAGTTTTCCTGCGCGTCTTATCGCACATCCAGCATCACCTGTGTTCCCAGCTCGCAGCCGCAATACATCTGGATTCCGCTGATGTATCGGCTGTATGGCTCGTCTACGCCCAAATCGCCCGTATCCAGCATCCACTCAAAGGCATCTTCCACACGCGCATCAGCCGCGCCGTATTCGTCGATTCCTCCGCCCTTCAGGCTCCACAGGCTTCCATTGGCGCAAAGCATGTACATTTCGCCCTTGAGCGTTGCAAACCACTTTACATCCAGCTCGTCCTCAATCACCCAGGTTCCGGCCTCGGTGTCGTATACAAACAGGTGCGGGCAACCCTCCGCGTCCCTCATGCACAGGTAATATCGTTTCCCATCCGCGCCCGCCACGGCGTCGGTATATCGTTCATCCCCAAGCGCTGTGCTGATGGGGCTGGGCAGCGCGTTTCCCATGCGGCAAACATCCGTGCGGCCCTTATACATCAGCGTTTCATTGACCGTTACCAGCGAGCGCTCGCTCCCCTTCTGCACGCCGCGGCTGGTGGTTGTATCCAGCTGATAGTTGGCGGGCTTGTAACCTAAGATTCGGTGCATGGCATCCTCTTTGAAAAACCACACGCTGCCCAAATGTGCCGCGCAGCCGGTAAAATCTCCGCTGCTGCCCACGGTTACTGCGTAGCTGTCCGTTGTCTGCCCGATAAACTGGTTCCAGTTCGTCGGGTCGCCCAGCGTGCATGCGTAAATCTCATGCTTTGCGTTGCTGCATCCCCAAATGCGGTTTTCGCTTTCGCACACATAATCCATCTGGGGAATCAGCCTTTCCACCGTCACGCGCTCCGTTTGCTCATGCCGCTCGTCAATCAGCGCCACCACCACAATCCAGTCATCGCCCTTGCTTACGATGTAGAAGCTTCCGTTGAGTGCTTCCACCGTCATGCCGCTGATGGTGATACCGTCAAATTGCTTGAATGGCTTTCCGATTCCCAGCGCCTCAATACGGGTATACACCGTCGGAATGCTCACCCACATGCCCTGTGCGGTCGAATAGGCGCGCAGCACATGCGGCGTTTCGCTCATATCCAGCCAGTGTTGTCCGCCTGTTGGATCCGCCGGCGCCTCCTTGCTGGCTGTGTAGGTGTATGCGTCGCCGTCCGAGCGGCTCAGAAAGCACACCACCGGCTCCTCTGTGCGGATTCTTGCGCCCAGGCTTGTGAACTCCTTCGTCTGCGCGTTGTAGCACTTGCCATCCGGAAAGATCAGCACCTGCGCGCCCATGCGCACCAGCTGCTTTTCGCCATCCGTTACCTGCCCGGCCTTTTCGCCGCCATAATAAAAGTCTGTGCCGTCTACCCAGCACAGACTGTCGTGGGCAATCAGCCCATTCGGCTTCAGCAGCGTGCGGAGATACGTGCGTCTTTTTCGCGTGCTCATCACCGGCAGTTTCTCGCCACTCATGTTCCTCATATTGTAAAAGGCGGTCGCTCTCACCTTGGGCCTGTGGTCCAGCCCTGTAAAGTGCGTCACACCGTCCACTTTTTGCTTGATCACGTTCATCACAGGCAGTTTCATTGCATCCACTCTCCTCAAATCCCGATATATGCATCCTGCCTGGGCATGTGCATTCGGTTATAGGCGTTCTGGTACGCCTCCATCTTGCTCATCACCATCATCATGGCGTTGTTGTAGCGGTCAAATTCACCGTTCTGGTAATCCACCTTGGCGCACAGATAGATCACGTAAATCTCCTCATGCGGCCGTTCAATCAAAAGCTCCGTTTCCAGATCCTTTTCGTATTCATACGGCTGGGGTGCAGACATGCCCGCGTCGCCATAATGGCACAGCAGATCCTGCCAGATCTGGCCGTCCAGATCGCTCAGCCATCCCACCAGCGTTTCATCGTCATACTGGTTGGGCTTCAGGTTCCGCACCTGGTCAATCGCTCCGCGAATCGTCAATGTCTGCACCCCCTTGTCTTTACAGGCCCGCCCTCTTGGCGTTGTCCTTCCACTCTTCTTCGTACACGCGGATCATGCTGGCGGTCTTGGCATCCTGCTGCAGCATTTCGTCAATGTGCTTGGCCACAAAATACGGCACGCTCACGCGCTTTCCGCGCGGAATCAGGCCGTTCCAGTCATTGACGCACACATACAGCGCATCCTTGTACCTGCCGGAGTCCTTAAACAGCTCGATCTGCACCATTCTGCGCGGGTCTTTGCTGTTCAGCTCGCGGGCTTCCTCCGCCTTCTTCTTCTCTTCCTGCAAGGCTTTCAGTTCAGCCTTGAGCTTTTCGTTTTCCAGGTCCTTTTCCGTCATCATGGTTTCCAGCTGCTCTTTGGTAGCCATTCATATCCCTCCCCGTTGAACGGTTAGGCCGGAGGGTTTTTCAGGCCCTCCGGCGGTTGTGCTTAGTTGCTGGTCGCGCGCTTGCCAAAGGTGCGGCCGCCGTGCTCCACGCGGATCATGTACTCTTCCACCAGGCGCTCGGCGGTTGCGGTCGCCTTCCAGCCCGTGGTCGCGCGCTGGTTCAGAGGGTCGCCGGTACCGGCAGAACCCAGCTGCTTCACAATGTGCTGCAGGCCCAGGCCGCTCACCTCGGTAACGCCATAGGCGTTGGCGCCCACAAACAGCGTGCAGTAGATGGCGTCGCCGAACTTGCCAGCGCCATAGCCGCACATCATATCACCGGCCGAAGCGGTCACGGTTCCGGTCACGGTGAACTTGCCAGCGCCGGCAACACCGGCGGTCACGGCAGTAATCACCACTTCGTTGCCGTTCACATAGGCCTTTACCGTCTCACCGCCGGTAATTCGGGCGGTCAGCTCGGCAGCCTGATCGGCGGTGATGACTTCCTTCACGGTTACCGTACCGTTGGAGTAGCTGGCCACAGTCAGGCGGCAAACGCCATTGGTGTCGGCATTGCCGAACAGATAGCCGGGGCCGATGATCTTGGCTTCGGTGCTCTTCACAAAGCGCGCACCGCCAATCATGCCCAGCTCGCCCTGATAGATGTTTTCAGGCGTGGCGTACTTATGCACGTCAATCCAGTCCTTGTGGCGCATCAGGTCGGTCGCGGTATCGGGATGGATGATGCCCACAAACGCATCATCGTAGGGTTCGGCGTTCATGCGCTCCAGCATGCCAACGGCGATCTTCACCACATCAGGGGTCAGCTGGGCAGTGCCGTCCACGTCCTCGCGCAGCAGCACCTCGGTCTCGTTGCCATCAGCATCCACCTTGGGCGCAAACATCTTGTTGGTACCGCCGCAGAGCACTTCGCGGGTCACGGTATCCAGAGTGCGGCCAGCCTGACCGCCCTGCATCTTGATGGCCTGCTCCAGGTTGTTGTCAATGGCGGTCACCTTCAGCACGTCGGACAGTTCAATGTAGTCGCCGTACTGCGCAACCTCGGCCACCAGCGCGGATACTTCCAGCTTGCGGCCCTTGGGGGTCACGCCTTCCTGCAGGTGGTTGAGCGCCTTGGGCAGGGGGCTGTACTTGCGGAATTCAATGGTCTTGCCATGTCCAGCAGGGATCGGCACCTTCTGGCCAAACTGGTTGTGCACCAGTTTCGGCTCCGCATGGTCGATCAGGCGGTCATGGTAATAGGTTTTCATTTCCACGCTCATGCCGGCGTCCGTGGTTACGTTGGTCTGAGCGTCAAACAGATGCAGGTTCAGGGGCATCTGGTACCGAACAGGGGTCATATATGCGTACATCGTCTTTTCCTCCCAATCACAAATTGATTTCCTCCCCTCGCATCACTCGGCGGCTGATCTCGTTTCGGTCAGCCCTGGTAAACTTGGAGGGGTCCTTCTTCACAATCACACCGGCGGCTCCTCCGCCGTTTCCGTTTTCGCTGGGTCTGAGTCCCCTGGCACGGATGTTGTTAATCGTCTTTTCCTGTGCAGTTCGCACGGCCTGTCCAATCGCGCCGCTCATCAGCTCGTCCATGTGGATCACCTGATAGGCTACGTCCACGCCGATGTTGCCGCTCCTGAGCAGGCTCACAAACCTCTCGCCGGTCACAGGGTCGTTAATCTCACGCTGCAGGTCAAAGTCCGGGAAACGCTGTTTCAAGGCTTCCGACTGCTGCAGCCAATCCTGAACCGACCTTTCCACGCCCTCACGCTGCGCCCTGTGTTCCTCCGCCTCGCGCAGTCTGGCGTTTTCACGCTCAACCGCCTGAAAGCGCTTGTACTGTTCCACCGTCATGCCGGCCTCGTTGGCTGCATCCTCGAAGTAGCTCGCATCCGCGTCGATCGCGGCCTGAAGCT